GGATTCTATATGCATCAAAGAATTGGCGAAAATGGCAGGCGTTAAACATGACTCTCACTACTCAGTAACCACGATTGACCCTCCCGAATTGGTACGGTTCATCAAGCAACATCACAAAGACGTTATCTTTGAGCATCCCGAAAAGCCCCTACTCAAACAGCTTGTTATTCAGGGTGCGCCGTTACGTCAAGCACGTTGGTGTTGCGCCAAGTACAAAGAGAATGGCGGAGCTGGTAGGCGAGTTATTACGGGTATCAGGGCTGCAGAGTCTGCTAAAAGAGCAGGGAGGCGGGCCATAGAGCCGTGCTACAAGGACACCGGCAAGATATACATAAATCCTATTATCAATTGGAGCGATGATGATGTTTGGGAGTTTATCAAAGAAAGAGAGCTTCCGTACTGTTCGCTTTACGATGAAGGTTGGAAGCGTATCGGGTGCCTGTTCTGCCCTAATGCCGGTAAGGAACGGTTAGAGCAAGCAAAGAGATACCCAAGAATGACTAAGGCTTTTATCAAGCACTTTGAGTTGTTATGGGCAGACAGGAAATCTAAGCCAAAGAAAGACGGAAGCACCAGCGTTGACAGATGGGCAAGCGGAGAGGCGTTTTTCTGGTGGTGGCTTGGCGTCAACACAGAAGAAGAAACAGACCAGACAGTATTATTTGAATGAACATAAAACAGACCGCTGAAAAGTATATAACCGATGTTCTATCCGGCGAGGTAGTAGCCTGCAAGTGGGTGAAGCTCGCGGCGAAGCGGCATAAAGACAATCTGAAAAAACAGGATACCGAACAGTTTCCGTATCACTTCGATGAGGCGAGAGCCGAGCATGTAATTGAGTTTGTGCATTATTACTGCGTGCACGTGAAAGGGGAGCTCGACAAGAAGCCGCTTATCCTGCAGCCGTGGCAGATTTTCATTACATGGGTTATTTTCGGATGGCTTGACCGGGACGATTACCGCAGGTTCCGGACGGTGTTTATCGAGGTAGCGAAGAAGAACGGGAAGAGTACATGGGTAGCGGCAATCGCTCTTTACATGCTGATTGCTGACGGTGAGGGCGGAGCAGAAGTTTACTCAGCGGCTACGACAAAAGAACAGGCGCGGATCGTTTTCAGCGACTATGCCCGCGCCATGGTTGCAAAGAATAAAGAATTACAAAAAGTTATAAAACTTTCCAGGCATGCACTTACAGACGCCGATACAGAAACCTCCTCATTCAAGGCCGTTGCTGCAGACGTGGATTCCCTTGACGGTAGAAACGTGCATTGTGCAATCATCGACGAATACCACGCGCATAAGACCGACGGTGTGTACCGCATTATGTCTGATGGTATGTCGTCCCGAGCGCAACCGATGACTATTATTATCACTACCGCAGGCTTTGACCCGGACGTACCGTGTGTTGATGAGGAAGAATATGCACAGCGGGTACTCAGCAAAAAGGCAACGAATGAAACTTACTTCGGGATTATCTACACGCTCGACGAAAAAGATGAATGGACCGACAAGAGCGTATGGCTGAAAGCTAATCCCTGTCTCGGCGTGAGCAAGAAAGTAAAGGCAATAGAGAGCGACTTTCAAAAAGCTCTCGACATGGCGAGCGAGCAAAGCAAATTCAAAAACAAGAATCTCAATATCTGGACAAAGAACCGCTTCGGCTGGATTAAAGATACTGACTGGTCGGCGATCGAAAAGCAGTTTGACATAGAGGAAATGAAAGGCGCGCCCGCGTGTGCCGGGATTGACCTGGCTACCGTGATCGATACCGCGGCCTATTCGCTCGCGTTTGCATGGGAGGGCGGGTTTAGAATGTTTACAAAGATATTCCTACCCGGGTACGGCATAGCGGAGCGCGAGAAAAAGGAGCGTTTCGAGTGGCGGAAGATGGCAGAGGATAATCATTGCATACTCACGCCGGGGCGTACCATCGATTATGATTTCATCCAGGCGGAACTTGAGAAGGATATGGATCTATATGATATCAAAGAGATAGCCTTTGATCCCTTTAACTCATCGCAGTTTGTAGCCAACCTTGAAAAACTTGGATGGGAGAAATACCTTGTCGAGTTTTCGCAGGGATGGAAGCTGATATCACCTGCGGCAAAGAACCTCGAAACAAAAGTGATTAACAAAACCCTATCGGTATTGCCTAACCCGGTGGTATCGTGGGAAGTAAGTAACGCCGAAATAAAGCGCGACACGAATGGAAACATCAGGCCGGTCAAACCCGAGACACGACAATCGAGCAAACACATAGACGCGGTGTTTTCTCAGCTCATGGCTTTGGAAATGGCGGTGAGGAATGTCAAGAAGCGCAGCGTATATGAGGACCACGGCGTCGAGGTGCTTTCGTTTTAACCCTTGACAGCGGGCACGCCATATGCAATAATGATGATGCTGGGTGGTGCCCGGCGATACAGATTCCGTGAGAAAAATGGCCTTTCCAGGCTTGTGTTATTGGTTTCTCACGGAGCCACCCCGCTCACCACGGGACACAAGATGGAGGGGCTTTTTTTATGCCAGGCAGAGTAAGACACCCATTTTTTTTAAGCGAGCCACGTCACGAGAGAACCCCAATGGGCGCAAGCGAGCCAAACGAGCGGAGATCCCTATTTCCATTAAGCGAGCCACTTACGATAAAGCACCCATGCTGCTTAAGCGAGTCAAAGACTATGAGACGCCCATTTATTGCAAGCGAGCCACATCGATTAAGACACCCAAATCGCTCAAGCGAGCTACAAGCTGCGAGAAACCCAATTGACCTAAGCGAGCCATTCAACGTAAGGAACCCAAGATTTTAAAGCGAGCCACAAAACCAAAAGCCATAAGGAGAAACAAATGGCAAAAGTAGCACTGAAAGAGGCGAAAGGAATTACAAAAGATTTTGCAGAGTACGACACGCACCGGGCGAAACCGAAGGCGCAAGGCGGGACGTATGACCCCGACAACTATGAAGTCGTTGACCCGGTAGCACACATGGAGGAGCATGGCATTCTCCGGTTGCGAGAAGAGGACCACAACGAACTTAAGGCGTTGATTGACGACCGGGAGCAAATGTTGAAGCTGAAGAACAAAATCAATAATCAACTACTCGCCTTCAAGCGGAGGACTGATTACTCAAGAGAAGAAACCGAGGAGCATCTCGGAAACGCGGTTGATGAGGTTTTGCCCATTCTCGTTGATGCAGAGAAGCAGATTGTTAAGTGGATCAAAGAGCACCAAGAGGAGGATTCACTTATCAAGTCAGCCATGGGCGTTAAGGGGCTCGGGGAAATGACCGTCGCGTATCTCTCGGTTTATATCGATCTCGAAAAAGCAACTACCGCGTCGGCTACCTGGAGTTACACCGGACTGCATACCGCGAGCCATCAAAGATATACTAAAGGCGAAGCGGGTGGCGGGAATAAGAAACTCAGAACCGCCCTGTGGAGGACCGCCGATTCAATGATGAAAACTCGCGGCGCATACCGGGAAGTGTACGACAGGACCAAGGAGCGGCTGGCGATAAGCGAGAAAATAACAAAGAGCAGGAACACGCAAGGAATGCTTGTCGAGGTAGCCTGGAAAGATACGAAGCCATGCCACAGACATGGCGCGGCATTACGGGCAGTTATGAAACATATACTTGCAGATTATTGGTTTGTCGGCAGAACTATTCGAGGACTCCCGACACGCTCGCTATACGCAGAGGAGTATTTAGGACATACGGGAATAATAAGCCCGACTGAAAGAGGTTGGGTGTTTTAGAAAGAGGGCCAGGGCTTTCAAGAAAACCATTAGACAAAAGCGAGCCAAAACCCGGGAGAAAACCAGATTGCTGGAGCGAGCCAACCCATATGAGTAAACCACAAATCTGAAGCGAGCCAGATTCCGGAAGGAACCCAGTCAGATAAAGCGAGCCCCCGAAAGGGGGCTTTCCCTATTGCACTTGCAATAACTTCCAGAAAGAGCTATTTATATAATATTACTTAGTGTTTCTCTTATAAAACGGAGTATTACTTGGCGAAAGCAAGGCAAAACTCCCGAAACCTTAACTTAACTCAACGATTCCGCGCGGCCTTAAGTGTCTTCCGCGCATCAGGCCAGTGGTCTCCGCAATCTCTTGACGACATGGGCAGGTGGATGGATTCCACACAAGCCGGCCACGATCCCGGCGCGATGGCATACACCGCCTACTTTTCCGGGGTGATGCAGATATCGCAGTCACTCGCGTCGGTTGCGTGCCCATTACTGAGACGCGAAGGCGAAATGAAGCGGAGGCGATGGGCGGAGCATCCAGTTTACGGCGTCATGAACAGCATGGCGAACCCGTTTGTCAATTCTCTTAAGTGGCGCGAGTCAGTATTCATGCAGGCTATCAACTGGGGTAACTCATATTCATATGTTCAGCGTGATACTTACGGCAGACCGACCGCGGTATACTTGCTCGACCCGGCGCGTATGCGGGTTGAGGTAAAAGATTCGGGCGAGCCGGTATATCTGTACCGCCCGAAGAAAGGCGGAGAGCGCCCATTATCATATACCGAGATATTTAACCTTTCCGGGTTTGGGCCGGATGCATATACCGGGTACTCGTTGATAACGCTCCACAGGGAAGCGGTCAAGCTCGGGCTATCACAGCAGAACTTTTCAAACAGCTTTATCGATAAGGGCGTAAATAGTTCGGGTGCACTCATACATCCGGAATCGCTATCTCCCGAGGCAAAGGAAACCCTAAAGGAATCTTTCGCTAGCGCATATGGCGGATCAAGTAACGCCGGTAAAGTGATTGTACTTGAAGAGGGCATGACCTACACGCCGTTTTCAATGTCTATGGCCGACGCCGAATATCTCGCAAGCCGGATTTTTCAACTCAGCGAAATGGCACGCATTCTGAACATGCCGCTTCACAAGCTCAAAGATTTGACGAACGCAACATTTTCAAATATCGAGCACCAGCAGATTGAATGGATTACCGACACGCTGAGACCATGGGCGGAGCGTTTCGAGAAAGCGGTTGATACGCAACTGCTCACGCCTATCGAGAGAAAAAAAGGTTTTGCGCAGCATGACATGAACCAGCTGCAGCGGGGCGATATGAAAACGGTTATGGAAACACAGCGGATAGGCCGCTTTGCCGGACTCATTAACGGCGACGAGGGCCGCTTTGCTATCGGCATGAATCCGATTGACGACGAAGAAATAGGTAGACGATTCTGGCAACCGTCGAACATGATGGACGCTGCGAGCGACGCGGCAAAGAATGGCGGCGGCGATGCAGGCGGAGCAGGAGGGGAAAGTGAAATCGAAAAAATGGTATAAGATTCAGGCGAAAGAAGACACCGCGGAGATATCGATATTCGGCGACATCGGCGCGTCATGGTGGGGCGATTCAGTTACCGCGGCGGATTTCAAGAAAGACTTTGACGCAATAAAGGACAAGGCGTCGATACATATTCTCATCAACTCACCCGGCGGCGACGTGTTTGACGGCATTGCCATATACAACATTATTGCAACCGAACGCGAAAAGGTATCTGTCGAAGTGATGGCGCTCGCGGCTTCCGCTGCCTCGATCATAGCTCTTGCCGGTTCTTCTCTCACAATCGACACCGCAGGATTTTTCATGATTCACAACCCGTGGACATTTGCCATGGGCGGGGCCGACGACATGAGGCAAAGCGCCGAGCTGCTTGACAAGATAGGCGGCGAATTAGTAAATATATATGAGGCGCATTCTAATTTGAGCGCCGACGAGATAAAGGAGTACATGGATGCAGATACATGGTTTACTGCCGACGAGGCCGTTGAGGCCGGATTTGCCGATGAGCAAGTCGAGCATGAGGCGGTTGCTGCTTCCATATCCATCGATTCACGATATGCCTATAAGCACGTCCCGGAGAGATTCCAGGGAAGCGCAGAAGGAAATAAAAAGCCCGCGACAATCAGAGACTTTGAAGGACTCCTGAGAGATTCAGGATTCAGCAAAAAGGAATCTGTCGATATCGCGGCACATGGTTTTGAAACCGACCAGGGGGAGCCTGAGCCGGAGGAATCACAGGGAGAGCCTGTTGAGACCGTAGAAGAAACCGACGTGCAGGCTGAGATACCGTATGGTGTTTTAGTGCGCATGAGAGAAAACGCAAATTATCTAAAGGGGGCAGAAAATGCTCACAAAACTGAAAGCTAAATACGGGGATCTGCAAAATCAGATTGACACCGTAAAGGCAGAGGCCGAAACCGCAGAACGCGAACTCTCCGCAGAAGACTATACTAAAATCAAAGGGTTGCTCGACGAGCAGGACGCGGTTAAGGTGCAGATCGAAACCGCCGAACGCATGGCCGACGCCGAACCCGAACCGAGTACCGCTATTCCTACACCGACGATCATGCCCGCAGGAATCAACAACGGCATCCGCAGCATGGGCGAGTTTTACCAGGCCGTTATCGCGGCAGGTATCAAGGACCGCATGGGCGAGAAGATAGGCCGCTTCGAGTGCGGCGTGGTATCAGACGAACTTGCCGATTTTCAGAAATCGGTAAAGGCCGCGGCTTCCGGGTCAAATGAGAGCGTACCCTCCGACGGTGGCTTTCTTGTCGGGACCGACTACGGATCGGCGCTGCTTGCCGATGCGTTTGAAACCGCACAGCTTCCGAGCCTTTGTTCTAAAATGACCATGAGCGCGCCAAGCAACAAAATGGCGCTACCCGCAATCGACGAAACCTCCCGGGCGACCGGCTCACGTTATGGCGGAGTACAGGTGTACATGGCCCATGAGGCCGCAGCCGTTACCGCGACCAAGCCGAAGTTTCGAGAGATTGAGCTCGCGCTTAATAAAATGATGGGTCTCACCTATCTCACCGACGAACTCATGCAGGACGCCGCAATGCTCGAGGGCTGGGTGCGCATGATGTTTGCTAAAGAAATGGGCTTCAAGATGGACGACCTGATCATGCGTGGAACCGGCGCAGGTGAACCTCTTGGAATAATCAACGCCGGATGCCTCCGGTCAATTACCAAGGAAACCGGACAGCTTGCGGATACCATCGTTCTGGAAAACGTCGAGAAGGCGTTTACCTTTTGCCGCGACAAGGCGAACATGGTATGGCTCGCAAACGAGGAAATCCTCCCGCAGTTGATGGCAATGGAAAGGGCAGTCGGTACCGGTGGCGCAGCCGTCTGGATTCCTCAGAACAGCGCAGCCGGCGCACCGAATGACACCATCCTCGGAAGGGCGATCAAGTATGTCGAACAGGCTTCGGCGCTTGGCGATGTTGGCGACCTCATGGCCGTTGACCTCTCTCAGTACCTTTTCGTTGACAAGGGCGACATTCAAACCGCCTCAAGCATTCACGTCAACTTCACCACGGACGAAACCGCGCTCAGGTTCACCTACCGGCTCGATGGTCAGCCCATACCGGCAGCGGCAAAGACTCCGTTTAAGGGTGCAGCGAGCGCGACATACAGCCCGTTTGTAGCCATAGCGGCCAGAGCGTAAGGAAAGGGGGATAAGGAATTATGAAAGGATTTAATATTGCAGAACAGGGCAAGGCAGTTGCCGGCGTGGCACCCGTCGATATCGGCGGAGGGGCCAAGACTTCAGACTATTGGAGCATGGAGAATTATAGTCATGTTTCGATAATCGTTTATAGTGGTGCAATTACCAACTCGTCAACTATCATCCTGTATGAAAGTGACGACGCGAGCGGTTCTAACAAGACTGCGATAGCGTTTTACTACTACAAGATTACCGCGGGCGTAACCGGTGATCGGACGCTAAATGCGTCAACCGGGCTTGTAACCGGGACCGATAACGGAAGCATGTATGTTATCGAGGTTGACGCCTCGGAGCTGACAGCGGACTACCCGTTTATGACCATGGTTACGGATACCGCAGGCGCGAACGTGATAACGATAATCCCGATACTATCGGGCGCACGTTATGCACAGGCAGCTCCTCCTCAGGCATTAGCGTAAGATAAAGAATTAAGAATCTGTGCCGCGGCCTTCGGGCTGCGGTACCTTAAAGGAAGGTGCAGAATGGGACGAACAAAAGCAGATTATAACTGGCAGAATACCGGGCGCCAGGTGTTTTATGATGGACATACTTTCGAGACACTTATGCCGATGGGTTTTCCAGTTGTCTTTTTTGATGACTTTTTGAAACCCGCGACCGACGCGACGAACGATTGGACGGAAGCAACCGAGGGAACCTCGAACGCGCAGGATATCACGGCCAGGGTGAACGGTTTCTACGAAATAGATACTGGTACCGCGGCGGATAAAAGAACCGAGATTTCAACGGCGCTTGCATGGGAGGCCGCCCAATCTTGCGGATGTGAAGTCAAGGTAGAGACAAAGACTTCCGACGCGAGTCTTTTCATGAACTTCGGGTTTACCGACGTTGCAACCGAAGGCGCCGCGAAGATATCATTTAAAGATGCTTCACTCGCAACCGGAACAGTTGATGCATGGGCAAGCGACGCGGTTATGTTTGGAGTACGCGCCGAAACCTCCGACGACATATACGCGCTGAGTACCATCGCCGATGGCGTACCGCAGTCAACAGACACCGGTACCGATCTTGTCTTGGCGACTTCGCATATCTACCGGATACAACTTGACTCGCTCGGCAACGCTCGGTATTTCATTGACGGCGCATTGGTAGCAGAACACTTGCTCGCAGTTACCACGACCGACGATCTTTGTTTTACTCTTGCCGGACTGATTACCGCCGGATCAACTGCCGCATTCATTGATATTGATTACGTCAAAATCTGGCAGAACAGACAGTAAGGGGGTGGATTATGGGAAAAACTAAATCTACCTACAACTGGCAAGGTACCGGGAATATGGCCTTCTACGATGGCGAAACATACGAGACATTGTTTCCGCTTGGCTTCCCGGTAATATTCATCGATGACTTTTTGGGAATTGCGGTCGACGCTACAAACGACTGGACCGAGGCCACCGAGGGAACTGCCGCAGCCGCGGATATCACTGCCGCGGTAAAT